TGTGTGGTTTTTTTGTTTGTTTATTTAAATTGTTGTTTTGTGTCGGCAAAAGAAATTTTGTCGTCTCTTTCTAGGTTCCAGGAAATAAAATCTTTCCCTTGGTCCAGGTTGAGTCGGCCAAAGCCTCTCCTTGTAGACATCACTCCTTGGTTCGTGCCTCCAGACTTTTGCTCTGAGTGCTCTTGCTGTTGGTAGTGGGTGTTGGAGTAGATCGTCAAGTTCTCCGGGTTCGAAGATTCCTGCTCGTTCCATCCATTGTAGTACGTTTGGATTTAGTCGCTTCCCTTTTTGTTCGACTTTTGTTATTAGGTAAACACAGAGATCGTGAAATCTCTCTGAATATCCGCAATTTGAAAGTGCGAGTCCATAGGCAGACGTTGCTGTGTCTTCCTCTGGTCCGGGTCGTTCTGGAAACATCAGATGTTGTAGTAGTATGATGTCATCCCTGACTGGTAATCCATAATCGTTCATATAGCTTAAAACTGACATTCCATTTAATGTGCCTGAAATCTGTGATTTCGTAGCATTTAGTATTCCATTAAAATAGTAGAGAGCAGCTTCAGCTAATCGTGTTAGGAAGTTCTGTCTCAACAATTGGTGTATTCTTTCTTGAAACGTTACTAATGAATCGTCTCCTTGTACTCTTATCCAGAATTCTGGTGCCTCAATGTTTATTCCCATTGATGATAGGCAGCAGAGAATCATTACGCAGTTTGCGAATGAGTCCATCAGCTGTGTTCGCTGGTAGCCTGATCCGAATCCGCAATGTTTCCACTGGTAAAGATCTCCGTTTGGGAGGAGAATCCTTGAGTGTAAGATTGAATAGTTCGTCCAATTCCAGAGTCTTTCGATTCTAGTTGGGTCGGTTTTGGGGTGTTCGTAGAAATAGGTTGCTGAATACGTTGAAAAATCAAAGTATTTTCGCCATATAGTGTGGACGTCGGTCTGAAGTTCAAAAGATAATCTTTTGTCAAATTCTTTCCAATCAAGAGATATGCATGTTTTTGGTATGCCATATTTCATGATGTCCAAATATAGTCCTTTCCATCCCCCTTTAATAGTCTCATATCCCCATAATAATGTGGTGTTCCTCTCATTTAAGTAGTAGGCTTGCATTGGGTAAATAAACATATTCTCAGCCATGAGTAATAGTTTAGGTGCTCCAAATACACATCTTATTTTATCATTATCGCCTTGTTGAACAAGGTGTGCTCTAGCGTGTAGAGTATTGTAGTGATAAAGTTGTGGTTCTTCATTGATCCAAAATGGATATTCTCCATCTTTGATTTGATGTATGAGTGCTCTATTGTATAAAAAAATCTCATTATATAGATTTCGGAAAAGTGGTGTACTTTCCGTAATTAATCCTTCTGAATGCTTAATTCTTAAGTATTCAGTAATTGAAATTCTTTGTCTTTCAGAAATGTAATGTGATAACTTCTCAATTCTAGATTTAAGTTTTGGTGATTCTGACTCTTCGTCAATATTCCGAAACTGTGGTGTAAATCTAAATTTAGGTGTTGTCCAAGGTGCTTCTGCACTTGGTTTCAAATTCCATGGGTAATATCTCAAATCTGGGTAGCTGACTGGGTGAAGTGTTCGCGTAGGTCGAAATCGTTCTTCTGTTACTCTAAGCGCTCTATCATAGTGTGTGTCACGTACAATGTCGTGTTTAGGTAAGTTGAATCGTTCAAAGTCTTTGATGAGTGCTTCATCGCTAACTTCTGATCGTCTAGCTTTTAATGCTTCGTCAACTTCTTTCTCTGAGTAAAACTTTAGTGCCGCTTCTGTGACTGATTGCAGTCTCGATGATGCGAGTTCACTTAAGTCTCCCTTCTTTACTTTGGAATATTCATTCCTTAATAAAGTTCTGATTTTGTGGTTGTTCATTTAGAATAAAATTGTAAATCTAGTGTGAAACTAGG